GTCGCCGTCAACAGAGCCTTTGGCATCCCGTTTTCTTCGGACGGGAATGGGAGCGCTTGGTCTTCGCTCAGCGGGGTGTAGCATCCCAGCCGCGAGCGGAACACCGTGCAGATATAGCTGGTGGCTTGGACGAGCCACCCTTGCTTGAGGGTATCGTCACCCGCCCAGGCAGCGTTGCCTAGCGTGGCGAAGTAGTCGTCAGCATAAGCGACGTCCACGAAGCTGTTCGCGTCCGGTAGGCCAGTTCCGTCCTCGGGCACGAACGCCATCGCTTACCCCTCACTCGTCTTGATGATGCCGTTGTCGTTCCACTCCATCCCAGCTACACCAGGATCCGAAGTTGGGAACTGCGCCAGCCAACGCGCCTTGCGACGCTTCCGGGCATAATACAGCGCGGCCGACAGTGACTTCTTGAAGGCTGCTGACCGCGCCATATTCTTACATCCCGCTCGAGCCGCGACCGCGACGTGCGGTCGGACGTGCCATCGACTGATCCAGCGGGGACTTGCCAATCGCCTTGGCAAGCTCCTTGAGGTTCAGACCGCTTTCCGCCAGGGTCTTCCGGTTGGCCCCGCGCTGCGCAGCGATGCGCTTCTGGGACGCCAGATATTCCTGGATGGCGTTGGCCGGCTTGTGGTCACCCCGGTCGCGCTTCGCCTTGTTGATGGCGTTGCTGACCTTCTGTTCGATCTGGGCAACCCGGTCGATTTCCAGGTTCAGATCGTCCACCTGCCCGCGGAGACCTGCGATGTGTTCCTGGATCTCCTGAAACGTCTTTTCCAGGAGCGCGACTTCATTGTCACCGTCATCGTTGTCATCCAGTCCTTCGACCAGCGCTTCGAGTTCGGCTTCGCCACCGGCATCCCCGCCAGCGGGTCCGTCGGACGGCTCAGGTGCCTGTTCGACCGGGGCTGCACCTTCCCCACCAGCAGAGGGGGACTCGGGGGCCCCTGCGGCCTGTGGGGCGGCTGGGGGCGTGGCAGCGGGGTCGCCGCTACCCTGCTCGGGGGCAGGGGCTTCGGGGGCCTGTGGGGCCCCGTTGGCCGGCGCTTGGTAGGTCAACCAATAGCCAGCAGCGGTGGACTTGTTGAAGCCGGGAAATTCCTTGTCCAGCTCTTCGCGGGTGACCGCGTTGCCGGCGTTGAGGAACTTGATCGTCTCCAGGCGGGGCGAACCGTCCTGCGTCCAATGGTTGTCGTTACCGACGTCCAGCTTCTGCAGCGCTTCCTTGAGTTCAGACATGGTGCGCGCTCCTTAGTCGTCGCCAAGAACGACATAGGACAGGTAGAGCGCACCCTGAGCACGAATGGCCACAGTCTGTGCGTTCGTCACCTCGTCGGCGTCGATCAGGATGTTGAGGTTGAGCTCGAGCGAACCATCGGTGTTATCGAGGATTGCCTGAGCGGCGTTGGTGGCGCGCTTGAGCGGTTGCACCTCAGCGACCGCCGGCCCGAGGGCGTTGGACGCAATGATGTCAACTTCAGACCCGTTGAGGGTGACGTCTGCAGTCGGCGCGGTGCCAACAGCGTAATCACCTTCGAAGTCTTCGGTCAGGTTGGCGCTACCGCCAGGCCCGGACAGGCTCAGATAAGCCACCGCGCCCAGGAGCAGGATGTTGCCTGCCGGAAGGTCACCGATGACAGCGGTTGCGAACTGCGCAACGCCTGTGGCACCCGTGACGTTGAAGCTCTTGTCGATGGGAATCGACAGCTTCTGCACCGCTGCGATGGACGGGTTAGCCCGGCTCAGCGAACGAGGAAGTCCCTTCATTGAAGTTCTCCAGTTGGAACCCAAGAGAAAGGGGACGCCCGAAGGCGCCCCCGTTCGTCTTAGTATTCGCGGGTGACGAGGCGGGCCATGCGGATCTGCTTCCGCTCGTTGAACACCCGGCGCCACGTAGCAGCGTTAGCGAGGTTCCCCGAGGTTGCCAGATTCGACGGGCCGCCCTTGGCAGTGGTGCCGCCGACGTAGGCGTAGCCCACGGGATGCAGCGTCCACTCGACACGGTTGAACAGGATGTCCTGTCCGCCGCCGTTGCCGGTCTCGGGCTTGCGGTCCGTCTCGGTCGGGACAGCGGGGGAACCCGCGCCAAACTGAAACGCACCGGCGCCGAACAGCCAGGTGTCGAACACACCGCCGGCCGAGGGCATACCGTCGTCCACGATCACTTCACGTCCGAGGAAGGTCGGAATGCCCTTGCGCGGACCAGTGGTGTTGGGCACCGCTGCAAAGTTGTCCGAGTCGGGCATGAAGTCGATCAGGTTGTTCTTCAGCGCACGCGCATAGACCAGCGAGTGCATCATGACCATCGTAAGGTCATCCATGCCGTCGCCCATCGTCACCGCACCATCAACGAACGCTTCCGCGCTGAAGTTGGTGACACCGTCGACAAACGCGGCGCCGGAGATGTCGTGGATCATGTCGTTCTGCGTGTGGGTATCGCCGCCCGAGGGAGCCGCAGCGTTGTCCGCCAGCACACCGTTCATCGTTGCGACGAACACGAGCTGGAGTCGACGGACCCAATAGTCCGCCACGCGCGATGCGATCGCTGCCATCGGATCCGCACCCGCCAGCGCGGCGGTCAGGTCCATGGAGCTCCAGGAGTTGTTGCGCGACAGGCGCACCTGGACTTCGCTTCCGGTGCCGATCTTGTTCGGGGTGGACTCGTCCGTCGGATCGTCATTGCTGACGTTCTCTTCGTCGTTGTCCAGGTCCTTGAAGAACGGCTGGTTGAAGGTAAGGCCGCCGCCGTTGAGCAGATTGCTGAGCTCGGCGTCGACAACGATTGCACCCGACTGGATGAGGCGGGACTTTTCCTGCGTCATCAGCTGGGAGTAGGGAGTGAAGATTTCCGGAACGACGACGTCCGAAATCCGGGTAACACCGCTTGCCATGGGACAGGCTTCCTTAACTGGAGGTTGGAGGTTTGACCCTGTCCCATGGACCCGGATCGGATAGCTGGCACATTGCCCCGCTTGAGTGCAGAGCTAACATGGTCCAGCTACCCGAGTCAACGATTATTTTTTCGGCGCAGGCTTCCGGCCACCGATTTCGGTCCCAGCCGCCTTGGCCAGCGTTTCAGCGCGCGCCCGATCGGTCTTGATCAGCTTGCCCTGTTCGGTCATGTTCCAGTGCTCGTGGCTGAACGGATTGTTCGTTGCGCTCGGACCGCTTCCACGGTTGCCACCGGCGCCACCGCCCTGCGTCGGACCCCACCAGTGAGGCTTCTTCTCCTGGAGCTGAGCGATGAAGTCCTTCGCGCTGAGCCCCTCGGTGTAGCCCGTCGCCGCCTTGACCACAGCAACGCCATCGTCTTGCAGCTCCATCACGGAGCCCGCCAGGAACACCGCGTCATCGATTGCGCCGTCCAGCATCTTCGCCTTGCTTGCTTCGGCACGGATCTGGTCTGCAATGGTGCGGCCCTTCTCCTTCGTGGTGAAGGTGTTGACCTGCTCCTTGAGCGCGACGTTCTCGCTCTTGACGTTGTTGAGCTCGCGCTCGAGCGGCGCAGTCTTGGCCTTCAGACGCCCTTCCACGATCGTTGCGATCTTGGTCTCGTCCAGGTTGCCCGCCGCGGCAGCTTCAAGCTCGGGGAGCTTGTCCAGCTTCTCGCGAATGACTTCGAACTTCTCGTCGCCGAAGGTCGTCTTCACCTTGGTCTTGAGGTCGGCGTGCGCAGTGCGCTCCGCGTTGAGGGCGGTCTGGACGCGGTTGACATCTTCCTGCGTCTTCATGCCCTCGACCTGGATGACAAACTTGCCATCCTTCTCGACATACTCCTTGGCAACCTCCTCCGGGAGGCCGTCGAGGGAGTCGAGTTCCATCTTGAAAGCCATCTGCTCTTCCTTCTATTGTGCCCGAGGGCGTTGGTGATTAGTTTTCCGGTCCCGTTTGCGGTGCCGGGTTGGAGGGATCCTTGGGCAGCGGGTCGCCCGCACCGCCCTTCGCACCAGCCAGCGCCTTGTCGCTGTCCAGCTTGGCTTGGATGTTGGGGTCGACTGCCAGCGGGGGCTCCGCCTTGATCTCCTCCTGCTCCGTCTCGTAATCCATGTTCGTCAGGTTGCCCTGCACCGCCAGGCGGTGGATGGACTTCATGGACAGCGGCGCACCGTTGCGCTTGGCGGTCATCAGGTTGCCCAGATCCTGCCCAGCCATCTGGTAGTCCGCAAACTCGAGGTTCGGTGTCACCTTGACCTTCTTCGGGTCAGCACCCATCCACTCGGCACATTCCTTCAGCAGCATCTCCAGCGCCAGCGCCGCAGTCTTGGCGATCTGGTTCAGGGTAGCGGTCTGCGCGCCCACGCGGGTCTTAAGCGCCGCACCGGATTCCTTGTCACCTTGCGTCGCGTCGATAAGCTGCCCGCTGCGCGACTCGCAACGCTTGCGATCGTTGCTGAGCGCGGTGCGCTGCTCCGCAAGGCCCTGGCTGTTCACCCCCACATACTTGGCATCACCTGTCAGCTCCAGGTCAATGCGAGCACCCGCACCCGTGCGCAGCGGTTCCTCCACCGTCGGATCACCAGGCAAGCTGTTGCGCTGGCGGGCACCGATGACCACAAGGGTATCCTGGCCCTGCATGAACAGGTTCTGGCGGTAGTCCGCTTCGCCTCGGTAGATGGTGAAGCACTGCCGGCACAGGCTCATCAGCGGGGACTGGTCGGGTTCGGGCGAGATGTCCTTCGTGTTGATAAACTTGAAGGGGATGCGGGGCAGCGTCTTCCCGCGGATCATTGGAGGGATCATCCGGGTCTCGTCATAGGTGAGCCCGGTGCCCACATCGTCCTGGAACAGCCCTTGCTTATAGACGCCCTCTGTTTCGTTGGGACCGATGTCCCCAAGCTGGAGCACGCGGTAGCGCTCAACGGTCTCCCATTCGAAGTCGGTGTTGCGCTTGATCCCGGACTCGTCCAGAACCACAAGGTTGAGCACCTCGCGCAGCCCACCCTCGTCGGTTGCGTCCTCGTCCTCGCCGTCAGCGGTCTGATCGTCCCAATTGATGATCGCTTCCGCGACGTATAGCGCAATGAACGGAAGCGGCCGTGCAGGGTCAGGCTTCTTGGGAAGGTCCAGGAGGATGCCGACGCGCCCTGTGGTCAGCTGCTCCAGGTTGATCCGCTGCAACAGGATCTCCAGAGGCTCGCCAAGGGGAGTGGCGTTGTTCCGGAGGTCTTCCATCTCTTCCGGCAACTCAATCACCGGGGATTTGTTGTGCAGCGACCCCATGAAATATTCCAAGGCGTCCGAGACGTATTCCGGGAACACCGCCCGCAGCTTATACGCCTCATAGGCCACTTGGCCCATGTTCTTCCCGCCGAACGCTGCCTGCGTCGGTGTGCCGCCTGTGCCTGCACCGTTACCGCCAGCGGGGTTATACGTCAGCCCGTTATTCGGGCCGTTCAACCCGTCCAGGATCATCCCGCTCGTAGGTGGAAGGTAAAGCTGGCCCTTCGCCTTGACAGCCCGCTCACCCTTCGCGGCGTCACGGAGCTGAATCCAATCGGGCTTGTTTGCCGCATATTGCGGATGGACGGAATTGATTGCCATGTGGATCCCCTAGGGCCTGTTCGCGCATTGCTTAACACTGCACCCGCTAGGGCGCAAGCGTTATCAAAAGTGGCCCGAAGTCGTGCCAGCTTTCGCCAGCGATTCGCCCACGGGCCAATGCACATCAACAAAGTAGCCCACTGCCGTTGTGATGTGCTGATACTTGTTCTTCTGGTCTTCCTGGAAGGTTGACCCCTCCTGAAGCTGCACCGTCGCCAGACCCTTGTGCGTCCAAGGAGCGGTGTTCGGGTTCACGTAGAGCGTCGTCTCCCCAGCCGCGTTGAGGATCTTGGCACGAACCGCGTTCTGTCGATCGCGGATCGAAGGATGCGACGGGCGAACGCGGCGACGATACTTCCATCCGTGGATGCGAAGCACTTCTTCGATCTCGGTATAGTCCGACTTGTGGCCATGCTTCTCACCTGCTCGACCGGCGGGATCGCCGTAGATGTTGACTAGCTTATTCTGGTGGCCTTTGTATCGGTCAACGAACTCATCAGCAGACTGGCGCGACACCGCGCTCTCCAAGACGATCTCGTCAACGATGTATGGAATCCCCGCCCTGACCACAGCGATGGCGCTGCTCAGAGGGGTAAAGTTCTGGTCATGCATCCAGAACAGTTCTTCATGCGGTTCCATGAAGTGTTGCGTATGGTTGCGCCCGCCAATGCGTCCGTCGTAGTCCTCATAGATACGACCGCTGGCAGTCTCGAAGCTCGCCTCATACTCCTGGAGGTATTGCTTGCGCGACATGGTGCGCTTCGCGGACGCAATGATGTCCGCTGGCAGAATCTCGCTTGACTTCCAATGGAAGTAGGCGTAGTCTGGATCCCCGCTGGTCCGCGCATACTCAGCCATGTCATAGTAATGGTTGAGACCATCGGGAACCCCGATGAACCAGCACCATGCGCGGTAATCCGGGCGGGTCGGATTCATAGTGTTAAGCGCAGGCATGATGTTCGCCTCTAGCGCTTCACTCTTGATGTCTGCAATTTCGTCAATGACGCCGCCGGTCCAGTTGATACCCTCAATGCGCTGGGGCTGGTCCAGACCGATGACGTGGATTTCCGTCCCGTTCGGGAGGTAGATGATAAGCGCGGACTCGGAGGGCTTCTTAATGTGCAGCACGCTGAGCGTGAGCATCTTCAAGTCGTCCCACCAGATCTTCTTCGCCTGGTTGTATGTCGGAGCGGCCGCGAAATACTTCTCGTTCGGGTTCTCCATCGCCTGCTTGGCAATGAACCGCTTCGCGCGCTCCGTCTTCCCTGACCGTCGCCCTGCTGGCACAATGGGGAAGCGAATACCCCGTGCAACCGCACCCATCAGGTCCAATTGCACGGGGTGGTCGATTAGCTTATACCAGCGGTCCTTCTGCCGCTGTAGAATCAGCTTACTCATTGCGGAGCGTTCTGGCTGAACTCCTTCAGAGCATCGACAAGCGCCTGGGCATGGGCTTCAGCACCATCCTCATTCTTCTTGACGTAGCCCTGGGCCTCCATGTATTGCTTCGCAGCAATTGCACGGGACGACGGGGTGCCGTTGAACGTCAGCCACCGGAGGTTGGCAAGCTGCTCTGCTTTATCCTGCTCCGACGGGCTGACCGCCTGCTGCTGGAGCCAGGCCAGGCGCCGCAGCACATAGCCGTCGTTCATGAAGATCTTGGCCTGGTCCGGAGCGAACGCTGCAAGGAACCCCATCCGGATGCACGCCCTGTAGGGGTCGTTATCCTTGACGTATTCCGCAACGAAAGCCTCACGAACAGCGATCTCCCGCTCCGTCAGGGCGGGCGGTTCCATCTTCTGAGGATCAAGAGAGGGGCCGGCGTTCATCTGGCTCGTTGCTCCGTGAATCGAACTAACTTCCGGGTCAGTGTAACAGACTCGGACGGGTGCGCGCAAGCGTTTCCGCTATCGATTAAACTTGACCTCCCTCGTCGCGGATCTTCCTCTCGGTCTCCTTCAGACCGGCGTCCATCCGCTGCACCTCGTTGGCGATAGTTCCCTTCGCTTCCTGCAAGCGTGTCATTCGCGTCAGGAACGCGCGGGCATTGCGCTCAGCGGTAGCTTTCTCCGCCTCGTCCTTGGCGAACAGCACTGCGGACAGATGCTCCAACGCCTGCTGAAAGTGATAGAAGTGCCGCTCCATGGATCGCAACGCTTTCATCTCGTCTCGCAGCGTCTCCATCTCGGAGCGTGCGCTAACGACTTCTGCACGCGCGCTGGACAGGAGCTCGATCGCGAGGTCATCCCGACTCGACTCGATGTTAGCCTTGTGGTCAAGCTCCATCTTCCGCCAATCCTTGCGGTAGATAAACGCCTGTCCAATCCAGGTGACGATGGCTGTGACAATAGCCCAAGGCGCCACATCGAGAAAGTCACTCACCGCAATATCCTTCCGGGACCTTCAGTCCCAATTCAACGGCCCACTTGCAGACGCGGGCATTCTGCGCCCACCCCTTGCGTCCCCAAATGAGAATCTGATCCCTCCAGGCGTCCTCGGCCAGCTGACCGGCCTCGCCTGGTTCAAGGGCTGCAACCGGATACTCCGGCTCAGCATCGACCTTCAGGTCAGCGACAGGCGGGAATTGCAGATGTGTCTCGACCCTGCTGCTGCAGGATGACACAGCCACGCTTAGCGCGCACATCGTCAGGACCTTTAGCGTTGCGAACCGCATCTTCGATCTCCTGTTGCTGCCGCTGGAGCTTGGTGGCATCCTCCACCCGCGTTCCCGCTGCGTTCTCGTTCGCGTCACCGACCTTCGTCTTGACTTCGATTTCCCGGTCCTGGGCTTTGATAACC